AACCAAATATCGGAAGATGGATTTAAATCTAAAACTCCCTTGAAGAAAGTAACAAGATATGGTGTTACATTTTCAACACGAGTAGCATATGGTTGTCTAATCTCTTCTGTTTCCGAGAAGTCTAATGTTAATAGACCCTTTCCAGTAGACTCATTACTTAAAGATCTTTTAACATTATTTCCTATAATATTTCCATTGAATCTCGAATCTTCACCTTCAGATAAATTTATGAGACTTCCATTAGTATTCAATAAACCCAAACTTAGGTCTAAAGCTGTTTGATAAACTGATGCCCTTAATTCGGAAGTGTCCTTTTTAATAGAATTTTTGAATATTGATGATCTATATCTTTCATTGCTATATTGAAGATCTATTGTTGTAAAGTCATCAACAAAAAATCCAGACTTAAATCTATCAAGACCTAAATTATCTTTGATTTGTAGTGATGATGTACCAGTTTCTAATAATGAAAGTGAAGTATAGAACTCTAGATTTTTAATTCTATCCTCTAGTAGTTTAATATCACTCATTCTATATCTCTTATTTTCAGTAAGCTTTATGGAAGCGGACTGAACATCACACATATATGCCGGTAGAGTTAATGTTGCAATTTCAATAGCACCATCTACTGGAACTGGTGGTAGAGGATTATCTGCAGGATCCCCCAATTTAATTTTTATTTCACCATCTTTAGATAAGAAAATTTTGTCTATTCGTGGTAAATAATATGAATAATCTACTACAATGGTTTCATCTGGTGCAAGTAGAGATAGGCTATCATTTGAAACATTTACCAAACTTCTTCCGAAAAATTCAAAAGGAGATCTTGAATTTTCTGCTGGTGTATAATTTGAAACTCTTGGTCTAGAGTCTAAAAGATTTGAGTTAGAAATTTTGTTGACACTAGGTACTTCACAATAATCAAAGAATTCATATGAATTTTTTGTAACAATATTTCCACTATCAGCATCATTAAAGTATGCTCTCTCAAATACGATTTTTATTTTTCTGTTAGGTTCCTTAAATGATGCCTTTCTAATTAGTCTGGAATAGTCATACAAAGTTCCTCTTTGTCCATTATCAAATGTATATCCAGAAGTAATATTTGAAGATCTATCTGATATAACTTGAGTTAAAACTCCACTTACTCCAGATTCTTTAAACTCAATATTTTCTCCAATTATAAAATTACCATTATTTTTCTGAACATATTCTATTGTTCCAGATCCGGAGGACACTCTGTTTACAAGCAATCCAATTGCTTTACTATCAACACCTATAAATTCCTCACCAACAAACAGATCTTGAATAGTTTGATTTGGACCATTTAAATTATTTAAGGCAATTGTTGGTAAAACTGGATCTGAAGTTGAATTTGATTGGAAAACTCCATAAATTTTTGTTATGTCTGGATATAATAGACATATTTCATTATCTTGAACTCTAGTTCCATAAGCATAGTTTCCAAAAGTCAATCCATCATTTAAGGTAGTTTCTCCAGCACCTACACTGATTCCAGAACCTTCATATTTTGATTTATCTATTACTATAGTTTCTACATTATTTTTTAACTTTGTTTTACTGGAAATTGTATTAACTTTTACCGTTGCTATCAAAGTTGCTGGACCATTTACTGGCAAATTGCTCAATGTCAACTGCCTTGAATTGGTAGATAAATTTGAAAAATTACTACTAGATATTGGAACTACAACACCACTATCAGTTACTAGCGAATATCTTTCCTCATCAAAAGAATCAAAAGATTGATTTGGTGGTAAAATTGGAGTTATAAACACTCCGGAAGATATTGTTGCGCTAAATTGTTTTTTAACTTTAATTTGTGATGATGAAAGATCAACATCGGAAATTTTATCTTTTGGTAAAACAGTATACAAAGTATCATCTTGAGAATTCTGATACTTTGTAGTTAGTAATATGAGGTTTGATATAGTTTGTGCTGAGGATGGCAATCCACCATCAACAACTCCAGAAACAGTAGAAACTCCGACTACAGTTATATCATTTGCTCTAGATGATATAATTCTTGCATAAGTTAATTTATTATTTTGTGGATTAACAAATGCTACGAGATCATTTGTTTTTACTAATTTAAAAAATTCAACTTGAGGTGATGATATTGTACTAAATCCTAAAGATGTTGAAACTCCAGTGATGCTTACAATTCCAACGGAACGATTTATGTCTTGGACAATATCAGCAGTAAATGTTCTTCCAGATCCAACATTTGAATATACGGATTTTATATCATTAACTTTGTAATCAACTACTATTGTAGTTATTCCAACTTTTTCTGATCCATCAAATATTAACTTTTCTCCCGGAACAAAAGTACCATTTGTATTATACGCTGTTATAATTCCGGAATTTACCGTATCAAATCTTAAGAATCCCGTAGCTCCGCTAGATTTTCCTCTAATTTGAGTTGGTACGGATAGTGAAATTGGTTGATTATAATAGAGCTCTGTGAATGTTTGAATGTCAAATAAAGATAAATCCCATTGATTACTTGCGGGGAAATTTGAATCAAATCCACCATTTTCCAAAGCAACATCATAAACTCTAGCTACGCCAATTTCTTTACCTGGAGATTGACTTCTAGAAGATCCAACTCTTTCATTTCTTAGACTTACATAAGAGTTTGTGGAAAATCCTATATTAGGTAATCCATATAAATTGTTGACTTTTAAAGTTGATCCAGTATTGTATGGAATAGATTGATTTATTATTTCTTTCGTTGATCTTGGCTTAGCAAAATCTACAAATTTAATTCCAGGAATTACAATTTCAAATCCTTGTACATATGCCTTTCCTGGAGAAATTTCATACACACCTAGATCGTCTGTGGCAGTATTTCCATTGAAAGTTGTTGTATTTTCTTCATAAATTCCCTGATTTCCTTTATAATCATCTACAGAGTTTTTAACCGAAACTTTGAACGGAGTTATATAATAATTTCCAGACTCGTCAAATGTTCTTCTTGCTAGTTCATCTCCAATTACATTAAATTGAAAATCTTTTGTTGCAGTTTCAATATTTCCATTTCTAATACCAAAAAGAATAATAAAATCTGATGGATATATATTATCCCCCGATAATTCTCTTTTTTCTAGTTTAGCTGTAATTTTTAATCTATCAGCACCCGGTGCCGAAAAGTTTAAAAATCCTCGTGAGTTATCATTTAAAGACTCGTCATCATTTGAAGTTACTATCTCCTCAAATACTCGCAATCCTACAGCTGTTGTTGGACTAATACTCAGAGGTTCTAATATTATAAGTTGCTCGGGAACATCTACAAGAAATCCCTTTATGAAAAATACTCCTTTCTGAATTCCATAAGCAGATCCAACTACTGCCGCATTTGATTGTGCGGTTAAAGCAAAACCAGATCCTGCGGGAATTGAAGATAATCCTTCTTCGGTGAAGGCGATATTTGTGTTTGCTACTAATGTCTCACCATCAGAGAAAACATCAGATAAACTTTCTGAAGAAGAATCTCTATATGCAATATAAATGATTGGATTTCCTGTAGGAGATTCTGTTGATTGTAAAACAAATCTAACAGATGCCGAAACTTTAGAATTGCTTCCTGTTATAATTTTTCCAATTAAATTTGGTAAATATGAGTCTACAGGTATTCCTTGATATATCTTTTGAAGTTGTATGCCAGTAAACCGATCATAGTACGTTCTCTGACCACCAGTAACTGCAGATCCTTGCTTTAATAAGTTGGATCCAAGCTGTTCTATTTGATTCTGTAAAATTGATTGGGTTGTAGTCAGCTCGCGAGCTTGGACAGGATAACCTGGTTTAAAAAGAACTTTATAGTAGTTCTTTTCCCTGTCAAAATCATCAAAATATGGAGAAACGTTGAGATTAGTATCTTGTGGCATAATTCTTAGAATTGCAAAATAATTTTAATATCTTCTTTTTGATTTAACGAACGAGAAATAGATGGTCTATTATCAACATAAATTATTTCCCCAGAATAATATTCGACTTCGGGGTTTGATAATCCATTTTGGAAAGTCTGTCCCAAATAATACGTATTGTTATTTATGGCTAATGTATCGCCAGAAAAAGTACTATCAACGAATCCAGAAGTTGTTTCAAAATTAATAACATTTTGGGAATTGAATTCAACCAAATCTATTCCGTAAGACGGTGATGAATTTATTAATCCGCTTGTTGTAAATCCAACCTGCGTTCTATCTTGCCAATACTTCAATACTCCAGTTGATCTATCGTAAGAGACAACTCTTCCAACAGCAGTTATTCCAACTCCAACAGTTTGAGTGAAAAAAGAATTTTCTGTAACAGATATAGTTTCATTATCTGGAGATTTTATTTTTATAGCACGGACAGCACTTGCTTTATTTTTATTTAATTCCGAGGTTGAATCGTATGCCAGCGGATTTTGGACTAATCCTATTCTAGCAATTTTATTATTAATAATAAAATCTGGATCTTGAACATCGTTCTCTATTCTAGAATAAATAAGAACATTTTTTGCACCAAGTTCTCGGTAAATATCAGATCCATGACCGCCTTTTGGTGGGATGATAACTTCAAATAATGGGGGATTTGTTAAATCTAAAGTGCTATTACTTAAATCTACTATACCATATGTGTATCCAGAACCACCATTAGTTATAAAGATTCTTTCAGCAACTCCATCAGATCCAACAACTAAGGCAGCAGTTGCGCCACTTCCATCTCCAAATATGGGTATGTTAGTATATGTTCCAGGATCTCCTATTTTTCCGCCAAATTCTTTGATTAAAATTGTTTTTAATTGACCACTTCCACTTGATGGTAAAGCGTTTTCTCTTACTTCCTTATAATCATTTGATGTAAACCAGTCAATTGGGACGGGAATATAATTTGTCGAATCAAACTTCAAAACTTCACTGGGTTTAATTGTGTATAAGTATTTCCAAATATATCCATCTCCACTTGTTCCAGCCGCTCTTGGTTCTAAATCAACAAAAGTTGGTTCATCCAATGAAGGTCTTCCCTTTTCATTTTGGGGATCATAACCATTATTCAAACATATATAAACTCTAAAATCTCTATTAATTACATAATATTTTGCGGAATATAGACTAATAGATCCTGTAGTATAGGATTCATTTTCAATATCAATTCTATGGTGGTACATATCATAGGTAGTACCAGACTGCCAGTTATATCTTCTTATTACAGGTCTTACATCTTCAGCAGATATCTTCTTTAAGGAAAACATAGTTTCCCAAACTTTATTCTCTTCATCAAAAGAATCTCTAAAAGCTGGAGGATTTGTATTCCAGTCTTCGGAATATTCTTCCGAATTTGAAAGACCCGTAAACAAATAATAACTATCTCTAGATGTTTTAATTCTATCGATAAAATCTAGAGCAGTTGATATTCTAAATTGATCAGTTATGATTGCTGACATTTTTTTTGTTTTATTCTTTTATTTATTATGATTATGGGGCAAGAGTAATATTTGACATTCTAATAACTCCATCCGTTCCTCTGACTTTTATTCTCAAGTTAGTATTAGATGTTAATTCAAATGTCAACTGAGAATTTTGTGGTGGAGATGATGTAGACCCCAATCCAATTGTAGATATTCCTGTTATTAAAGCATTGCCGACGACATATAACGCTGATGTTGCGTTAGTAGTTCCTATTCCAATATTGCCACTAAATGTAGAGACACCGGAAACACTTAATGTTTCTAAAGAAGTATTTCCATTAACCGTAAGGGCGCGTGTTGTGTTGGTGGTTGCTATTCCAACATTACCCGCAAATGTGGAAACACCTGAAACATTTAATGTTTCTAGAGAAGTATTTCCTTTAACCGTAAATTTACTTGTTGGATCTGTTGTTCCAACTCCAACATTTCCGGATGAATTTGTTGAAATTACTGTCTTTCCGACACCAATATTAAGATCAGATCCATTTCCCAAAGATGAGTAAAGTTCATTAAAATTTGAATTTACTTTGCCAGCTCCTGCCAGCAAAGTATCACCGTTTCCATCATTGGGATTAGTTCCAGTACTAATTAATAACTTAGACATTTCTAAACATCTTTTTAGTATTTATTAAATGTAGTTTCTATATCTCAGAGGATTAAATCTCTCAACTGATGAATTTGTTGATAATCCCACAACACCATTATATGTGTATGCAATAAACTCACTTGGAGTTTTTCTTTCTGGAACTAAAATTCTTCCCCAACTATATTGTCCATATATTCTACTATCTAATCCTAAATTATCATATGTGTATAAATCAGAGTCAAAAGTAATAGTAGTAGCATCAAAAGATACAATATCTGGGAATTCAACGGTTGATAAATCTTGAACCCTCGTTCTGACTCTAGTTACATATGTTACGCCAACTCCAGGAATATTTTTTTCCAATGGAGTATTATCATACACTTGATATATGTTATCAAAGCAAGTAGTTCCAATTCCAATTAGATCTCCATTATTTTTGAGTGAAATTGACCCATTTCCAAGATTAGAATTTCTAACCGTAAAGTAATAACCAGTTTGAATACCACTTGTAGAAATTGGGTTATTATTAATCTCACTGTCTCTTAATGGTGAATTATATGGAATGAATAAATCCATATAGAAATATGCTCCGGTTGTTCCCATTCCAACAACTTCTCCATAATCACCTTCATATGAAACATTACTAATGAATTCAGTTTTTGTAGTTGGTGGAGATATCAATACAAGAGGTGGATCTACTGAGGTAACTTTAAAGACAATATTTTGCTGAAGGAGAGTATTTCTGAGGTCATTCCTCAAATTTTTATTATCAAATTGATCAATAAAGATTTGATCACCAACAACATATCCATTACCTTTATCAATTATCTCAATATAGTTGACAACATTTTGCTCAACTCCAATGTTTATTGTTGCCCCCTCACCAATTCCAGTAGAAGACTTTAATCTTGCTCTATAATAAATGTTATTTTGTTTTGCTGTGCTTATTCCTGGTGGGAATCCAGATCCATTTGATATGAGTTGAACTCTAGATATTGGACCATATGTGTACCCAAGTCCTGGATTTACAACTGTTATAGAATTAACCTTTCCACCAGATATTGTTGCAGTTGCCGTTGCTTTAAATGTTGATCCTATTCCAAATGGACTTTGTATTGTTACTGAAGGAGCACTTTCATATCCAATTCCATCATTATTAATATTAAATGATGTTATAGTTCCAGAAGATGATACATTACATGTTGCGGATGCCGAAACTAAAATATTTCCAGATGTTATTTCTATTTTATTGGTATATACTGATGAAGTATTCTCCGCATCTGAATCGAATAAATTGCGAACAGATTCTACAAATATTTCGGATGAAGCAACTCCAACTCCCACTGTTTGTATAATATTCGTGGATGGTGTAATTAATGGTTCATAAGAATCTCTATCTTTAGAAATCTTATTACCGTTTACAATTTTATCCTCAGTTTGCTTACACCAAATTACAGGTCTAGATACGGATGAATTTATACCAACGCCAGAATATAAACTAGTTAAAACTCGGTCTGATGATATTATATCAGAAATTACTCGTTTTTTCTGTTTTAAATCTGATCTATCACTTGTTATTATTATATCATCTCCAATTTTTATAGTTTCCAGTATATCAATAAATTCAACATCCACTGATGATGTTCCTTTATAGAATAGAATATAAGATTTATCTCCAAATTTTGGAGGTTCATTAAATTGTATAATACTACCACCAACGAAAGTATATGATTGTTCTGGAATTTGTATTACATCATTAATCACAATTAATAATGTTGATTGGATATCAATATTAGAACCTTTTCTAGAGCGAATTGATACAACATCTCCATTTAATCTTAGTGAAAATCTTGTTCTCGATCCATCAAATAATTCGTCAAGAGGATCTAATATATCAATGTCACCAACAGACCATGCGGAAAACTTATCATTGTAAATTTGGTCTACAGTTAGTTGGAATTCCGAAAAAGGTTTTGATGGATCAGTTGAAATTCCTAGTAGATTATCACCATTAGTTGATACAGTTAAAATATCACCCTTTTTGTAACCACTTCCAGAATTGTACAAATCAAATTCTAATATTCTATCTTGACCCATTTCTATGTTAATATATGCATTTGTTCCAATTCCCACGCCGTTTGGTGAACTTGCACTGTATTTTAGTGGTATATTTGAATATGGAAGAGGTGATTCAAAAATAATTGTTGGTGGTGCAAATTCTTTGATTTCTACCGATGTTGCTGATGCTACCTGATATGCCGATGTGCTTGATGTAGATACTAACACTGAAGTTGATCCAATCCCAACAATTTCTACTGTTGGGAAGATAGTTCCTATACCAATATAATCACCAACAACTATACCACTTAAAGATGTTAGTGGTATTATGGTGCTTCCAATAGAAACTATTGAAGATGTGGTTGTAGTATATTTTACTGGGAAATTGGTATATGAAGAACCAGGATTTGTTATATTAATAGCACTAGAGATATATCCTCCAACTGAAGTAGTGAATCCTAGGTGTGTGGGTTCTGATAAAGATCTTGAAGTAACTATTCCAATATCAATTAAAGAGGATTTTGGATCATTTAGAGATACTGTCACACTAGTTGTTGTAGTTATGGCCACATTAACTGTAGATGCAGTTCCAATCAGAATATAATTTGTACCAAATCCAACTATCGATTGATTCTTAATTTGTGATCCAACATTGACAGTATTACTGTTAGAGTATGAAAGTTTTTTGAATAGAGAATTTTTATCTTCAACAAAAATTATTGAAGATCCAATACTGACTGTTTGATTTACTTTTGTCTCCACTTCATATTTTGGAGATTTTCTGTATCCAGAACCATTGTTTCCAACAATAAGACCTTGAATTGTTCCTGATGAAGAAACGACCGCAGTAGCACCTGCAGCAATTAGTGGTTGATATCCAAGTCCACCTGTAGATGAAACGGATACAATAACTCCACCAACAGGAATATCTGTCACATTAATATCAATTGGGTTTTGTTCTGTACCCAATTTGTCAAACAACAGTGAAGTTGTTTGTGAAGTTCCAACAACTCTGTAATTTCCTCTAGGATCAAATATTTCAGTTTTTTGTGGAATCTGGAAGATATCTTTTATTAGAACCACTACATTACTAGTTGATAGTCCAGTTGCGTTTTGTCCACCAACTTTCAATGTAAATTCTTCTTTTACTCCAGTAAATTGATTTGAAATATCATCAAATATGTAGTTTGTGGTATATGTTTCCTCAGTAGATCCTATTGCAGAATTTCTTAAGAATACTCTTCCATGGAAACTTGAACTTGAAGTTATTCCCGTCCAATCAAAATTATCTGGAGATCCATTTGGATCACTCTCTGGAATTTTTCCAAAGGGAGCACTTTCAAAATAAATTTTATTTCCAACAATGTTGTAATTTCCGGAAATCTTAGATACTAAAGAATTCGAAGCGTGTGTTGATATACTGCTTCCCAGAGTATTTCTATCAACCAATAAGGTAGTTGTACTACCAATTCCAACTGCCCTAATCTTTAAAATTTCATTATCAATTTTTATAAAATCTGTAGCAACAAAATCTGTAGTATCATTAACCTCAATTGTAACATCCTTAAGTTGTACATTGGAAGAGAGTGTAGTTGTTGAAGAAGTGGAAACAATTGGAGTTTGAACAATATTATCCAAACAGATCAAAGATTTATTATTTTGATATGTTGATGTCAATTTATGAACTGTTCCGATGCCAACGGAGGTTAATGTTAAAATACTAGGACTAAATCTTAAAGATTCTTCTGCAGTCGCAGATACTTGAATTGATCTTTCATTGAGTTTTACTGCAAATAGTTTGGATGGCAACTTGTCGGTTACTCCTATTCCCGGAATAGTCGTGGTTGCGATTCCTATAGGAGATCCAAAAGTAAAATCATAAGAAATTTCTTCACCAGTATTAAAGTAATGGAAATCGAAATCAAATTGGTTGTCGGTTAAATTAATTACCGAATTGTTGGAACCATTAAAAACTCTTTCAAATATTGGACTATTTTTATGTAAAAGATCGAATTCTTTTTTAATTTCTCTTTCTGTACCAAAATACTCACCTTCAGAAGAAATTATCGAAGTATTTCCAATTTCAATAGTGTCAGTATCAATTAATGGATTTGTTAGTGACTGTGAAATTGTAAAGACTCTTACTTCGAGAGATGTATTTTCTATTGGGGTTACATACAGAGAAACATTTGATCCTACTATAGTGGATCCAAAAGAACATAAATTATCTCCACTTTGTAGTATGCCATATTCAGCAATATAAGTTTCACTTCCATCATTTGCGAGATTAATTTCTGATGTTTGATATCTGTTTCCAATAGTGTCTGCAATTGAAACTACATGATAAGATGAAGCATAAGAACTTGAATATGATGAAATTGTAGTAATTCCCGGAACTGAAGTAGATCCTATTCCACAGAAAGATGAGAATACCTTTGAATTGTCTAATATAGATTCTGAAGATGCTGTTCCGATGGAAGACAGTGATATTGAAGTCGTTGTAACATTAATCGTTGAAGATATTGAAACATTGGCAGTTAAATCAACAACAACCTTTTGTGTTGGACTATCATAATATACATTATAAGTTCCAGTATTTAAAATTGATGCCGAATTGTTATTAGATAGATGGCCATAATCCAAAATGGTAGCATTATAGCTGGTATCCCATAGAATAGTTAATTCATTACATTCGACTAAAGTTTCATCATCGGACTTAAGGGAAATGATTATTTTTGAAGATCTATTAGTTGATGAAATTCCAGCAATAGAAACTGTAGTCGTTCCTATTCCCGCTGAGACTTGTTTCGTATTTGATACTATGGAAGCAATATTTCCAACATTTTGTGTAGAAATTCCTATAGAGTCATTAAGCAAATCGAAATATACGAGTGATACATCAAAATCATTTACTTCAAAGTTTACTGGATAAAATTCCAAACTTCCAATATCTTCCGAAATTGAAACGTCAAAACTTCCGAGTTGATAGAAAGAATCTACAGTTCCATATTCATTTATGAATGCAGAAGTATCATTATTAATTAATGATACAATAGAAAATTGCCTATCTACATCAAATCTCTTGTCTTTTACATAAGCAAAATATTTTCTATAATTTGTCGTTAAAGTGTCAAATGTGTGGACAACACTATATTGGGTTAGTCTAGCACTATTATCAAATTGTGGACTAATATCATCTATTAACAGAACTCTATTTCCTATGGATTCTATGTAATCCTGAATTTCAATATTCTGGAATGTTACTTCGTCGGAAACTGTAATATTTGAAAGTGAATATGCATTTTCCGAAACAATATCAAAATAATTATAGCAATTTAAATCAATATATTCAATAAAATCTGAAACTACAGATACTTCGGAAAGAGTTGGAGATTTTGGAATGATCTGATTTGTGGATCCAATTCCGGTAGATCCAAGTTCAGATTCAATTATTAAATCTCCGAATTTTTTAAATCCAGCAATATGATTCAGTTTACTTACTGAACTTTCCCACTCAGAATATGATTTTTTGGATTTCAGTGAATATGAAAAATATTGATAATAATCATTATCTGGAGTTTTTTGGAATGAATTATTTAAGAATCCACTTTCAGTTTGCCATCCTTCATTAACAACTGCGAATGAATCGACCACATAAGTCGCATCAAAACTATCAACTCTAGATATAGAAGCTATGGAAAATGTTGAATTTCCCCTGATAGTTTCATTTTTCTTAAAATTATCTACTGTAGATACTGTTAAAATTTCATTTACGGGATCCCAATTTTCAACAACTCCCGAGGAAGATGGAGTTTCTACAGTTTCTCCAATAAGATAAGAGTTCTTTTTCAGTTTTATATCGAAGATTGGGAAATATTTTTCCGGAACAACAACGGCAGATTGCGAAAATTCCTCATTGAAAATTCCAGGAACTTCATTATTATTTAAGAAATCTTCAATGTTAAAAGTAATTGATCCGGATCCACCGTAATTTTCGTCAATTTCGGTTAATGTAAATAGTTCATAATTATACTCCCTTGAATCATAACCTTTACCAGTTTGGGAAAATTCAAACTCACCCAAAGAAGTTAAAGTCCCTATACCAACACTCACATTTTCTATCAAAATTTTATCCCCAACCGAGAATGGGAATGGGTTGGAATTTAGAGAAAATCCTACATTTAGGAATACGGTAACATCTTTATTTGAAGAGTTATAAGATATATCTCTAATACTTACTCCATTGGTGTTGTTTACTGGAACTATTCTTGGAGTTTTATTATATAAACCATTACTATTCTTTACAATATCCACAAAAGAATCTTCAAGATTATACTCTAAATTAATTTCTTCTGCTTGTAGGTTAGTTAACCCATCAAAAACAAGTAATTTTGGTGGTAATAGATAATTTTGACCTGGAAATAGTACTTCAATTGTATCAAATGAACTAAAAGGTTCCAATTTTAATAGTTCTGGAAGTTTTGCTGTTGGTCTTAAACTATTATCACAATAAAAATCAGATCCTATATTTTGAATGTTTATCTTATTAACTTTACCAATCGATTTACTTGAGCTGAACAAAATTGGAGTAATTTTATCTTCATCATTATTTGATCTGATGGAAGATATTCCAGGTAAAGATTTATATCCTAAACCTTTATCTTTTATTGTTATAGATGATATTTTTCCAAAGTCCGAATTTGCTCTCAAATAATATTTTATTGTGGAATTGATTTGATTATACTCAAACGGTTTTAGACTTTGTTTAGATGAAATTGTAAAGGTTGTTTTTCCAGTTCCAACAGTTTCGCCAATACCAATAATATTATATAAATCATTATACTTATTTTTTGTAATTGACAACTCATTGAATCCAATTACTTCATTGTCGATAACTAATTCTCTTTTCTCTGTTGGAGCAATACTGAAATTATCAATTTCAAATTTATAATAAACAGTATCTGGCCATGAATCGTTTATTTCAAAAGTTACTTTAGATGTGCTTGTTATTCCAACAGATCCAGATCTGGAAATATTGTAATTTTTAAAACCTTCAGTATTTTCTAATAAATCAGAAAAATTCTTATCTTTATAAAAATTCAGTTTGAATGCCGAATAAGATTGATTATTTCTAACGAATGCTAAAGAACTATCAGAAAGATCAAAAGTTACTGTTTGATTTCTTTCTATTTCAATTTTTGGATTTATTGAATATAATTCACCACCTATAGCGGAAGTTATATCAATTAAATTGGGTATGAAGGAAACTGAATCTGAATAATTTTGAGAAAGTCCAATATTGTCAACATCGGATACAAAAACATAATAAATCTTATCATTAATAAAATTACCCGGAGTTGAAGATTTATATATTACTTTTTGTCCACTATAATACCCATGATTTTCAATATTAATTAAATTATTTTGGACTGAAACATTAGAAGAAGTGAAAGATTTTTTATCGAATACAATTCTTCTATTTGGTGAATTATAGTAAGCTTTGTATGTTACTCCTATACCGGATAGTATTTCTAATCTGACGGAATCAAATTTGTTTAATGAATGACTTTCCTTTAAAATCACATTTATAATATTATTTGAAATGTTCCCTTTATTTTGGGCAGAACTATTTGATGTAAAACTGTGAACAACTCCAGATCCAGTATCAACAAAATACAATAATCCAACTCCAAAATTTGGATTTTGATATAGACCAGTTAATGTAGATATTCCAACCGGAACAGTTGATATCCCAATAAAGTTTGGATTAAAGACAGTCGCATATACAGTTGTTTTATCTTGGAGTTGACTAATAGAAATTCCATCAGTCGAAATTGATATTGGATTTGATCCTTCTGGAGAATAGACTAACTTTGTTCCATTTGATAAACCGTGATCTGGTAGATATATTTGTTGAGTTTTTACAAAAATTTGAGTGACGCCAACTCCAGGATTTGAAAAAGTTATAGTTTTTCCATATTCTTGATTATAAGAAAATGTTATACCCAATCCTAAAGATTCGTTTGGATTAAAGTAAAAGGTTCTTGGTATATTGTAATCTTTACCACTAATAAGAGAACCATTGAATTCAAATTTGGAAGAATCTTCAAATAATATTGTTCCACTACCAAATCTATTGTCCAAACCACCGGATCCATTATAATTTCTTAAAACCCACAATCTAGATTGTAATTTATCAACCTTTAAAATTTTTATTTTTTCTATATCAGAAATACTAAAAATATCGTTTTCTTTGATGTTGGGAAAATCTAAATTACCAACAACATTAACGAATGTTTGCAAACCAGTATTAGCAACCGTATCTAAGTTCGAAGATAATACTAATTGAGTTGGCTTTATTGAAATTAATTTACTAATAAAGTCATCACTTTCATTATTCAAATAATCTTTCATTCCAGAAATTAAAACTTCAGTCTGATCAACTAACTTATGCGGAACAGAAGTTATTCCCAGAACAATTCCAGAATTAGTGTTGCTAGATGAATTGGGTAGAAAATAAAATTCTAAATTATCAAGAGTGTTAACAGAATCGAGTTTTACTTCAAGAACTTCTCTACCTTCAATTTCCGAAACAACTGCCAAAACATTTTTAGATGCAGGTCCATCATTATTATCAAATACTACTTGATCACCTACACTATAATTATCTCCCGAAGAAACAATTTCAATGTTTTCAACTACACCTTTCTTAATTGAAGTAATTTTTGAAAGATTTCCTTTTTTTAATTTGGAATCTAAAAATTCATATTCACTGTGTGTATTTTGTAAATTGTATGGATATGTATTTCTGATCCATTTTGTCGAATTAATATCAATTGAACTTTGATTTGAATCTAAATCAAAATTGAAATCAATTGGGTTAGAATAGTATGAATTTGCTATTACATACGGGAATTGTGGTTTTCTGTAGTTTGAGAAATTTTCCGAAACTTCTTCTTCAATGGTGCAGAAATATGCATAGACTCCATTTGGATATTCTGGAGTTACACAAAATCTTCCATTATTTTTATCTAAAACTATATCGGGATTTTTTACACCATCTGGTAAATTTTCAGTTCCGACATATCCATAATCTTCTACAAAAAATCCATCTGGGAAGTCTGGTCTTTCGGATGATTGTATTTTTTTATATCCAGAAACCATTCGTTTGACTCCACCTGTCCCATCCCTAAATTCATATCCATATGGTCCGTAAATTGGATTTCCATCATAAGCCCACCCAATTATTGGGGAGTGTATGCTCGAATCAACTTCTCTACCATTATTCTTGACCAGATCTCTGGAGTATGAAATCTGATCCCCTTCAATTTTTTTAGTTATTAATATTTCTCTTAATTTTCTGGGTGGATATAAGTGGGAATATTTTAAATTTAAACCATTAGTGCCTTTAGATATGAATGAATCACTATCATCAGATAAATTTCCAGATCTAATTTTATTCAGTGATGATAAGTATCTTTCAACCTCATTAATTGTCCACTCTTGAATATTGATACTTAAATTTGCGCCGCTTCCAGCAGATTTTACTATTAAAGATGTTGATGATTGTGAATATCCACTTCCAGTGCTTAAAATTAAAACATCAACAAGTTTTCTATTTTGGATTATTGGTATCAAGTTTGCAAAGTTTCCTTGACCAATAACTTGGATATCGGGAATTGAATAATAATCTTTTCCGGGATTGTTAATTATAACTTTTGTAATTTTTCCATTAACAACAATTGGAGTTAACTGGGCAGAATTTCCATTAATTAATTGATATTCTGGGAGTTTATTATAATTTACAATTTCTTTAGATCCATAATTTGAACCTTTTTTATAAACATATACAGATTCTACTCCACCTCTAAATATTGGATCTATTTTTGCCGCTTGGTTATTTTGAGTTCTCCCTACAATTTTTACATTTATGTCTTCATATTTAAAAATGTGAGTGCCAACACCAATACTGTTGAGATTAACTGCAAAAGAATTTAAACTAGTTGATAAGAAAAATGAATTATTATCAATTATATTAACAAAATAACTTACACTAGTACTGAGACCTGAAATAGCAGACCCCAAATTTTTATATACTACTTTGTCATTATTTGAAAATCCGTGTAAATCGGGGCAAGTTATAATATTAGAAAACGTATTAATTCCTATCGGATCAACTAAAACTTTTCTGTTTGAATAGTTTGATCCTTGGGAAATTATTTGTATAGAATTAATTTTATTCTTTAACTCAGCAGACCTTAGTGAGTTTGTACCGACTCCAAAATCAGTGAAAATTGTTTGATTTAATTTTGTAAGAGCATCTTTTTTATTAGAGTAGAGTCTTAGGGACTGTGGGGTTATTACTCCAACATAGTATTTTGCACCTTCTTGCAATCCACCTATTGGAAATGCTCCAATTTTAACTTCATAATAGACTTCCTCACCATCATAAAAATTATGATTTGTGCTAAATCCGATTGTTCCTGTTGTTAAATTTATTAGCGCAGAATTTTCAGAAGAATCAAAATTTTCAGAGTATTCATATGATTCTAAAAATACTTTAGCATCTGCATCGGATCCATTTCCTCCGGATATTTGAATTATTGGAGTTTCCAAATAATTAAAAGCATTTTCCAATACTCTAAAGTCGATCAATCCACCATTAATTATTGGATAAGCTTCACATCCAGATCCTGTGCTATCTGTTATAGAAAGTACAGGTGAATTTATTATGTCATAATTAATTCCAGATGAAGTTGGAGTTATAGATTGTATTTTATTATAGTAAAATTTATCAGTTGACTTATAATTTGTTAACTCAGTTCCATTTATAAAAATTCCAATTTGACCACTATTCGTTTTATGTTCTTTTTGATCTTTTACTGGTTTTTGTATCTTTCTTATGATTGGGGCATAATCCAGGTTTACAAATTTTCTGGTGAAGAATTTGCAAATACTATGTCCAGTATCGAAGAATTCATTTCCATTTGAATCCTCAATAATTTTCAAATCAAAATAATTTTCCGTATTAATATTTGATCTTGATACTGCAAGTTTAATTTGAGTATCACTTATTTTTTTCACATAGTATGGAGTATCTTTTTGTAAATTTAAAGATGCGCCAAATGAGTCTTGAACTGAATAAAAAACTTGATCGCCAGTTATAAATGGATGTGGATTTTGTGATCCAAAATCCAGAACTTTATCTGTTATTTCTGGGTTTATTGTGTTATCAACTTCAATTACTCTGGAATCGAAGATTAAATTTACTAAAGAAGTTTTTGGATTAACAAAATCATTTTTATAATTTGGTATAGAATTTGTTGCTATATAAACTTCATCATTATTTTTTCCATAATATACATTCTGAACATCCGAATTATAAATGTCACTATCGATTGATTGTGAAGAATCTACAAAATATTTGAAATTTTTAATTTTTCTTCTTACTTTATATTTTAGATTTAAATTTAATGGAGAATCATTTGAAAATATAAATGTATAGTCGCCATTAACCGTGATTGGTAGATCTATTTCGTATGTTTCTGGAGTTGAAGAAATTACAGTTATCAAATCTCCAGTCTTTAAAATATTTTTATCAAACAATTCTACATTATAAAAGTATCTACCTGAAGAGACATTGCTTAATGTTATAGACTTCACTTGATACAATACTGGAATATTAAAAATCCAGTTA